AGAAAAAACACAGCTCATAATAATACAGCAGTAGGAGATAGTGCTTTAGGTCTTAACACATCAGGAACAAATAACGTAGCTTTAGGAAAAAATGCTTTAACTGCAAACACGACAGCTCACAACAACATTGCCATTGGACTTGATTCTATGTGTGTTAATCAAACAGGAACTAAAAATGTTGCAATGGGTACTGATACATTAAGAAACAGTACAGGTGATTGTAATACAGCTTTAGGATATTTAGCATTAGATTCTAACACCAGTGCTGGTTGCAACACTGCTGTTGGTGCTGGTACAATGAGAAGCACTACAACTCAAGTTGAAAATACAGCTGTTGGTAGAAATGCTCTTAACGGAAATACAGGAAATTGTAACACAGGTGTTGGTACATCAGTTTTAGAAAATATTACAGGAAATTCTAATACTGCTGTTGGTAGACGAGCAATGTATTTAACTACATCTGGAGATTGTAACACAGCACTTGGTGAACGTGGTTTACTTTCTAATACTACAGGAGATCAAAATGTAGCAATTGGTGCAAGATCAATGGAAGATAATACCACATCTTCTAATAACACATCAGTTGGATTTTGTTCTTTATTTAACAACACTACAGGTGCAACTAATGTTGCAGTGGGTAATGCTTCTTTAAAATCTAACACTACAGCAGACCATAACACAGCTGTTGGAAGCACTGCAATGTTTTCTAATACAGAGGGTGCATCTAACACTGCGATAGGTCAAGGTTCTTTATATAACAACACAACAGCTTCTAATAATACAGCTGTTGGTAAACATTCTTTATTAGCTAATACAACAGGATATAACCTTGTTAGTATAGGTACTGAATCTTTAAAAAATAATACAATAGGAAATCAAAGTGTGGCTATTGGTTACAAAGCCTCTTGTGCAAACCAAGAGGGTTTTAAAAATGTTTCTGTTGGTCAATGTGCTTTATTAAGTAATGTAACAGGAGATGAAAATGTTGCAATAGGTGTAGATTCTTTAAGGACAGGCACAGACGTAAACAGAAATGTTGCTATTGGTTGTCAGGCTTTATGTGCTAATACTGTTAATGATATTTTAGCAATAGGTGCAGAAACATTAAGAAATAATTCTACAGGTGCGTCAAATACTGCTGTTGGTAGAGCATCAATGTGTGCAAACACAACAGGACATAATAACATAGCTTTGGGTAGGTCTGCTCTAGTTAAAAATACCATAGGTTGTTGTAACGTAGCAATAGGAGGTCAAAATGCACTAGCTTGTAATACAGAGGGAAATCAAAATGTAGCAATAGGACAACTTGCACTTTGTGCTAACACGACAGCATCAAATAATACTGCAATAGGTCATTGTTCTCAAAAAGTTGGAACAACAGGAAGTTTAAATACATCTTTAGGTGCTTTCTCAATGTGTAATTCAACAGCTTCTTGTAATACTGCATTAGGTTATTTATCCTTAGCTTCTAGCACAGGGGTTTCAAATACAGCAGTTGGACTAAGATCGTTAGTAACAAACACATCAGGAAATGAAAACACAGCAATTGGTAATTGCTCTTTAGCACTTAACGAAACAGGTACTAATAATACAGCACTCGGTTTTATTTCATTGAAAGCTAATTCCTCAGGTTCAAGTAATGTAGCTGTTGGCTCTGGTGCTTTAGATTCTAATACGACAGCATCAAATAATGTTGGAGTTGGTGGAAATGCTTTAGGTGTAAATACAACAGGTGGAAACAGTGTAGCAGTCGGAATTAATTCGTTAAAATCTCAAACCTCAGGAGATTCAAATATAGCAGTAGGCGAAAGAGCTGGTTGTGGTTTAACTACAGCTAATGGAAATATTTTAATTGGTCAAGGTATCGGTCAAGCAACAATAACAGGAAGTTGTAATGTTGGAGTTGCTTATCAAGGTTTTATTGCTTTAACATCTGGTGGCTGTAACGTAGCACTGGGTTACAGGTCAATGTATAACACTACAACAGGTAATAATAACAGTGGAATTGGCAGACATTCTGGTTTTTCAATTACAACAGGTACAAATAACACTTTGCTTGGTCATGAAGCTGGTACAAGTTCATCTCCATTTACTTTAACAACAGAAGATCATAGAGTAGTTGTAGGAAACAATGATGTATCTAATGCTTATATAAAAGTTGCTTTTACAGTTACATCAGATTTAAGAGATAAAACTAATTTTGGTGAAGTTCCACATGGATTAGATTTTGTTAATAAATTAAATCCTGTTTCTTTTAAATTTAAAAAATCAAGAGAAGATGACACTCCAACAGGAGATTTAAGATATGGATTTAAGGCACAAGATATTCTTAAACTTGAGGGAGATAATAATGTTATTATTGATACAGAAGAACCAAATCATTTAAAATATAAAGGTGAGCATTTAGTTCCTGTATTAGTAAACGCAATAAAAGAATTGACAAAAAGAGTAAAAGAATTAGAAAACAAATAATGAACACATACATTGTAGAGGGTGGCATAGGAAAATGCACAGCTTTTACCTCTTTAATCCCAAAGCTAAAAAAAAAATCAGAAGTTCAAATATATACTCCATACATTCCATGTTTTGCAAATAACCCAGATGTTAAATTAGTTCTTGAACAGACACTACCTTTACAAGACCCAAGAATAATGCAATCAAAGAATATCTATTATAGTGAGCCTTACAAATCTAACTTTCAATTTGGCAAACAACACTTAATAGAAAGTTATTGTGAATTACATAATGTAGAATTCGATACATCTATGACACCTAAAATATATACAGATCATTTAAAAGAAAATGTAGATAAATGGTTAAAAGAAAATGAAATAACTAAATATATATTAATTCAGTTTTCTGGTGGTCAATCTCCATTAACCTATAATGGTCAATATAATAACATAAATCCTAATAGAAATTATCAACCATTTTTAGCACAACAAGTTGTTAATATGTTATTAGAAGAATACAAAGACACAACTATTATTAATTGTGTTTTACCTAACGAACCTCATTTTAATGGTACTATAAGATGTGATCTACATTGGTCTGAAATACATGAAATGTTAAAAGGTGCAAATGGCTTTGTTAGTATTGATAGTTGTTTAAATCACTTTTCAGCATCTGCAAATAAACATGGTGTGGTTATTTGGGGTAGCACTCGTTGGACACAATTTGGCTATTCTCATAATAAAAACTTACAATTTCACATGAAAGATAAGTGGGAAGAAGAAAAATTTATTGATAGTGACCCAAGAAACAATATGGTAGAACCTAAATTAATTATTGATGAATTTAAAAAAATTGATACAAATAAACCCGTTGCACTAGCAACAGAATAGGAGAAAAAAATGGCAGACGAAACAAGAACAGCAGATCAATTAGCACAAGATTACACAGCTATGGGTCATTCTGTAGATTTAATCAATGGTATTATTGATGGTTCAAGAATGAAAGATGAAACCCAAGAAGACAAAAATGATTGTGTTGACAGAAATGTAAGACACTTAGAAATCATGGTTGCAAAAGAAGATTGGGGAAGTGAAGATATGACACCATCAAATGATGCAATTACAGCTGGTAAAGCATACATAGCTTAATATGATTACATTAGATGGTAAAGAGTATAAGAAAGAAAATCTTTCTGACGAACAAGCTGTGTTTGTAGAAAAATTAATAAATTTACAAGGACAGAAAAATAATCTTCAATCACAATTAGATGATTTGAATATTCTTTCAGGCTTTTATGTAAATAAGTTTAAAGAAGCAAAGCCTAAAGAAGAAACAAAAAAAGAATAATTTTTATGAAGTTCTATGAACAAATTTCTAAATATACTTAAACATTGGAGAACTAATTTATGGAAGAAATCAAAGAAAGAATTAAACAGCATGAGGGGTTTAGGGATACTGTGTATTCCGATAGTTTGGGTTTCGCTACTATTGGCTATGGTCATCTTGTACTACCCACTGACAATTTCGTTGAGGGTAATACTTATGACAAAGAAACTCTTGAAGAAGTTTTTGATAATGATTTTAAAATAGCATCAGATTCAGCTAGAGAATTATTAAGAGATATAGAACATAATCATATTATATTTGGTGTCATTGTTGAAATGTGTTTCCAATTAGGCAAACCAAGAGTAATGAAGTTTAAGAAAATGTGGGAAGCATTAAAAGAAAAAAACCTTGATAAAGCTAGTGCAGAAATGATAGATAGTAATTGGCACAAGCAAACTACAAAAAGATGTGAAAGTTTAGCAAGTGTTATGAAAAACGCAAACAAATAGGGTTACAATATGCTTACAAAGAAACAAAAGAAACTACCAATGGCTTTACAAAAAGCTATAATGAATAAAAAGAAAAAGAAAAAGAAAGCGAGGAAATAATGCCATACGGAACGGGGTCTTATGGGTCATCAAGAGGACGACCAATGAAAAAAAAGAAAAAGAAAAAAAAGAAGAAGAAGTAAATGGTAAAAGTAGCATCTATCACAGGAATCATAAAAGGTCTTAAACCAAGACAACAAAAGACTATGAAAGCACACGCT